ATTAATTTAATAATTCTAAAAATTTTTTACGATGGCAAAATTACAACAAATGAATGAGATGAGCAAACAAAGTAGCCAAATTCTTCTAATTGATGGCTATGTAACGATGAATGGCAAGCGCTATGAAGAGTGCGTGCCTTTTGAAAAAGAGGCATTTAATGACGCACTCGGACAAGAACTACACCCAGATACTGCGAGGGTGCGAGACGAGATATTCAATAAGATTATTGAGCAGTTGCAATCAGACCCCAACGGCAACAATGAGCAATGGGGGTTGTGCTACAATGACAATTACTATGATATTATCCTGTATGCTGACGCAAGAGGTACTTATAGCGAGAGTAGCAGAAGGGTAAATGGTGAGTGGTTACCTATTGAGTTTACAGATGAACAATGGGTAGAAATTGAAGACTTATTAGACATTGAAGGGCAAGTGCAAGAGATGTTAGCAGAAAGGCGATATAGAGAGGAGATAGCGGAAGAAGAGCGAATGCCCGAGTTTGCCGATTACAGCGGTTATGGTTTTTTAACAGTTTAAAATCTTACAACTATGAAAGAGCAAATCACAACCTTAGAATTAGATAAGTGCTACCGAGTGAAGTATGAGAGTATTAGCTGGTGCATTAGGGTTTATGAAGAGTTTTTGTTTGGCAAATACTCATCATTAACAGCAATAAGAGTAGATAATTCGGGTATTAATACCAGAGAATTACTAATGCCTGATTTATACCAAGATAGTAAGTATAACGTACAAGAGATTAGCAAAGATGAGTTTATGCACGAGTTTCGCACCAAGCGTAATGAGATAAACAAATTGATTAGAAAAATCTCCAATTAATTCATACACGTAGAAAAGTGCTGTGTTATCCTTAAATCTGTACATAATTCATCACAACAACGCACGGCACTTTCTTTTAGAAATAACAAATTAAACATACAAATCAAATGGAAAATATTACAGAAATTGCAAAGGCTTTTAATAAGGCACAAACAGAGATGGTGAATGCTCAAAAAAATAGTAAAAATCCTTTTTTAAAGAACAAATATGCTGATTTAAATGCAGTTCGTGAGGCAGTGATACCTGTACTTAATAAACACGGTATTTCTGTACTACAACCTACTGTATTCATTGAAGGCAAAAACTATGTAAAAACAATCCTCTTGCACGAAAGCGGGCAAACGATTGAAAGCGTTACAGAAATCATCTACATTCAAGGTAATGCACAGTCTCAAGGCTCAGGCATCACCTACGCACGTAGGTATGGACTACAATCTCTCGTATGTATAGGTGCTGAAGATGATGATGGTAACAAGGCAACGCAAGAGCTACCTAAAGAGCTGAAATGGCTCAATATCTTAGATAAAGATAAGACATACACCCCTCAATGGCTTAATGTAATTGAAGCTATTAATAATGGCAAAATAAATAGTGTTGAGCAGGTAAAAGCTAAATATAAACTTAGCAAAGAGGTAGAAGTACAAATTATTAATCTTTTAAATCAAACACATCAATAAAATGGGACAAACAAAAGAACTTTTTTACCAACTACAAGAGGAATTTGTAGCCAAATGTCAAGCGGTTGAAGATGGTGATATATCAATCTTAGACGCTTTAATTGAATTTCGTAGGCAAAAAAAAGAATGTGAAGATTATATCGAAATTATAAAATCTTTTGAAAGTTCTCAATCTGAACAAATTGAAATTCAGATTGAAAAAAATGAAGGTCATTACAAAGGGGCTGAACTTGCTGTAAGGCAAGGAGGAAGAATGTATAATTACAGCAAAATCAGTGAATGGCAAATAGCCTCTAATAACCTTAAATGTGTTGAAGAAAAGTATAAAAATGCTTTTATTAACAAAGAAAAGGGTCTTACAACAGTAGATGAAGATGGTGTTATTTTGGAAGAATTTCCAGATGTAACATATCGCAAGAACTCTATTATTGTAAAACTTAAAGATTAAACAAATATGAAGAGGTATAATTTTACTCCTACATTATTGGACACTTTTACAGGTTATTTAAAATACAAAAATTTAAAATCACTCATTGACTGTATTAATCGTGTGCCTTTTGAGAGTGAAGCGGCTGACAGAGGTACAGCATTCAATGAAGTAGTTGATTGTATCGTGGAAAATCGCAAGAGTAAACGCTTTGAGATAAGTGCCGATGAAAGCGAAATAACGGTGATGATGAATGGCAAAATATTCAAGTTCTCAAAAGAACTCGCCAAATGCATTGCCACGCCACTAAAAGAGGGAAACGCCCTTACACAATATCGCGTTGAGGGTACATTACCAACCCAATATGGTGAAGTCTTTTTGTACGGATACTTAGACTACCTTTTGCCATTTATGATAGTCGATTTAAAGACAACGGGCAAGTATAACGCTTTCAAGTACCGCAACAATTGGCAACACATAGTATATCCTTACTGTTTGAACCAGCAAGGCATTGAGATAACCGATTTTGAGTATTTGGTTACTGATTTTAAGGGGGTATATAAAGAGGCTTATGCTTATATGCCTAAGTTGGATACAGCACGATTAAAGGAGGTATGCGAGCGTTTTATTGAGTTTTTGGAAGGTAACAGAGAACTTATTACTGACAAGAAAATATTTAATGAACAAACTGCATAAAAGTAGAAGTTTTTATAAGTAAAATAATGGAATATGGATACAGCAAAAGAAAGAGAAGCAAAAAGGAATAACATATTATTCGAGATAATGGAATTTTTGAAAGACAAAGGAATTTCCACAGATGATAGGATGAGAATAAGGCACTCTATTGTAAAGATAAGAGAATTAGACCACGAAAGACCTATTGTTTTTAATGACAAGTGGAAAGGTTATGAAGGGTATGAGATAAAGGGCAAAAATAATTTATCTGCTACTTATGAGGAAGCTCGTCTACTTGAAATTTTTGAAAGAATGTTTTTGCCTGAGGAAGTAGAAAAGAAGCAGATAAATCAAAAACTGTACGATTTGCTCGCTATAATCTATAAATTATGTGATTATAAATCTGAAGGTATTGAATTTAAATTAAAGAAAAATGAAAACAGTATTTAGAGTAGGAATGGAGGTCTATGACCAAGTCAATAATCCTAACAAAAAAGGGAAAATATTGGATATAAAAGAAGATGAAATTTGTCATAAAATACATTCTTACGATTATCCTATTGAAGTTCAATTTGAAGGAAAAGACGACCTTAGTTATTATGATTTAGAAGGTTGTCCTGTGTGGAGTTCGAATCCTACACTTTCAACTTCTCCTTACACCTTGCAAGGCTTTGAGCAAAAAGCACCTGTACCAACTTTTGAGGAAGTTATCAAAGATGCACGCAGTAAAGGTGATTATTACTATCTACACGGTTTAGAAGCACCAAGTGAGGAGCTTGCGGAAGCAACGATGGCACTTTTAAAACTTCTATTTCTCAGAGACTACTACAACGAGGGTTGGCAGCCTGATTGGAAAGATGATTCTATTAAGAATGTTAATAAATATGTTATGTTTGTAGAAAAGGGAATTTTTGTTATTAGAGATGTCTTTTTTTCATCTCGTGTATTAGCATTTAAATCGAGAAAAATTGCAATTAAATTCCTTGAAGAACAAAAAGAACTATTAGAAATCGCAAAACCTTTATTATAACTATGGAAAAAGACACATTTTGCAAAGTATATGAGTATGAAGATAGACAAATACTCGTGCAGAAAGAATACAACGGAGATAATGAGACCTACTTCACAAAAGTAACTACATCTAACGGAGAATTATTGACATCCTTATCTTATGGGTTTGCTACTGAAGAAGGCTGTATCGAATGCTTTGACGCTTTTACAAAAGACAAAGCATTAGAAATCTTCAAGAAAATGAGAATTATAAAGTAATAACTATGGAAATACAAGGACAAATTAAAGTAATATTTGCTACTGAAACAGTAGGACAAAATGGTTTTCAAAAGCGTGATTTGGTTATCACAACGGAGGAGCAATACCCTAATGATATTATCATTCAGTTCACACAGAGCAAGTGCGCTTTGTTGGATACCTTACAAGTAGGGCAGAGGGTAAATGTACACTTTAACCTGCAAGGACGTGAATGGACAAGTCCGCAAGGTGAGGTTAAGTACTTCAATACGGTTGTAGGTTGGAAGATTGAACTTATTCAAACCACGAATGTAGCGCAACAAACACAACAGTACCAGCAAGCCTCACAAGGTTATCCACAACAACCTCAATATGCACCGCCTCAACAAGCGCAAGCACACCCACCTCAACAAGGGCAACCACAATATCAGCAGGGGCAAATATTTAATAATATGGGACAAGCACCGGCACAAGAAGATGACGGAATGCCTTTTTAAGGTAAAACAAAAAGCAAGTATCAATCGGGATAGTAGCAGGTTCGAGTCCTGCCTTGCTTTCAAAGATAATAAAGTATGATTTTCAACGCAACCAATGAGTTTGATATACAAAGAGCAAAAGAGCGATTAGCGTTTCTCATCGAGAAGAAAAAGACTTTTGAAATCACCGAAAAGAAGCCTAAACGCACCTACTCACAGAATAATTACATACACCTCCTATTTGCGTGGTTTGCTCTTGAATATGGTGAAACTCCCGAATACGTGAAGCAAGAGATGTTCAAGAAGGTTGTAAACCCTCAGATATTCCGTACCGAGTATGTGAACCGCAAAACAGGTGAGATACGTGAAGCGTGGCGAAGTACAGCGAGTTTAGACACTAAGGAAATGACAATCGCCATTGATAATTTCAGAGATTATGCCAGCAAGGAAGCGGGTATATACCTACCAACGCCTGATGATTTGGCGTATCTGAATGAGATAGAAAAGCAAGTGAATAATTTACAAGGAAAATATTATTAAAATGAAAAAAGAAACAGTAAGCCGATTTAATGA